TAACAGATTCTGGTCTCAGATCTTCGGTATTGCTTTTAGTAATAAGCGTTGGTTGCACTTCTTTATGCTTTTTGTACCAGTTATGGGTCTCTGGACTTCTTCTATTGGTATCATCGGTCTTGCACTTAATCTGCGTGCTTATGATTTTGTATCGCAGGAAATTAGAGCGGCAGAGGATCCTGAGTTTGAGACGTTCTACACGAAGAATATCCTTCTTAATGAAGGACTCCGTGCATGGATGGCTCCAGTAGATCAACCGCACGAGAACTTTGTGTTCCCAGAGGAAGTCTTGCCACGAGGTAATGCTCTGTGATATACTGGGAGGGGAAACCCTCCTTTTTTAATGATTAGTTCCGAGACTCCATATAAACTTGCCGAGATTATTAGAGATACTTGGCCTCAGATTTATAGTCCACCAATAAGTGTTGACCAAAGTTTTATACAAAATGAAATAATCTATAAAAAAGTAATTTTAAGTAGAAACGAGTGCAATATTATTGCAAATTATATATTGGAGAATGAAGATTTTATCAAATCTTTAGGTCCTGATATATATCCGGGGACGACTGAAAATTCTTTGACTGGAAGATATTCCATCTTTAACTTTTTAAATATTGAAAAAGTTAACAATATTTTGGAACCAAAACTTAGAAAAATTTTCAATGATTTAAAATTAAAATATCCAATTTATGTTCAATGTTGGGCAAATACTTATAGAAAGAATGATTATATAAACCCACATAAACATAATCCAAACAACAATCCCAATCAATTTATGAGTGCAAATATTTTTTTGCAAGGAAATGTAGAACCGGGAACAAAATATTTTTTCAAGGATAATGTGAAAGATATTAAGAATAAAGAGGGAGAAATTTTTATTTTTGATTCGACATTAGTTCATTCAGTATCTCCCTATCAAGGAGATGAAACTAGAATTACTATTGCAATGGATATTCACAATGAAATTGAAAAATACTATTCTGAAGAACACTGCAAATTTGAATATGAACTTGATAAAATAAGATATTATAAATTTGAATAATTTTTTTAGTACACCATAAATATTTTTTTATAAAAATTATGAAGTTCACAGTTTATTCAAAAGATGGTTGTCCATATTGCACTAAAGTGCAACAAGTGCTACAATTAGCTGACCTACAACATGTAGTTTATAAACTGAATATTGATTTCACCAAAGAAGAATTTGTTAATGAATTTGGAGAAAACACTACCTTCCCCCAAGTGATTGTTGATGATAATCATCTTGGTGGTTGTGTTGATACTATTAAATACCTCAAAGAAAACAGTATTGTTTAATGGACGTTAATTTTCACGAAGTATTCAATGATGTTGAGAAAGCAATTGATTTTGCTTTTGATAATAAATTTGTTTTGAAATTTTATGATTACTTAAAAACCAGAGGTGTAACTAAAAAGCAAATAGAAGATTTCATTTCTAGTCAAACTGCATCTGAAATCAGTGATCTGGTTAATGATCTTGATGAATATCTGGAGGGTGGATCTGATAATGAACATAAAATGCTTCGTGAAGCTTATGGTCATATTTCTAAACCCCAAGCTAGAAAGATTAGAAACTATTTGTATGGGATCTTAGAGGATTCTTGGAGGTATAGTCATGACAAGAGACCTGGAAGGAGGAAGAAGTCCTCTAAATAGGAAAGACAAGGACAATTCCTATTCTATGAATAGAGGGTTGGAATTGCTAATGAGAAACAAAAAAAGGAGGGAGAAAGTACCTAAAACTTTTCAATTAAAGTTTGGGAAAATGGTCTCTCTCTTTAGTCGAGAGATTCACTTTTTTCTAGACATTCAACTAGACTTCAAAAAAGTAACCTCTCGGAGAAAATAAAATGCAAGCAGCAATTATAGCACTCAGTTCATCAGTAACTATACTTTTTCTCTTGATGGGTCTGGTTATAGGATGGATGGTTAAGCAATATGTAGATGAGACAACACTTCCTAAACTTCATCCAGAAATGTTTGATGAAGAGGGAAACATTATTCCAGACACAATTTACGCAGTGAGGTTTGAAAACGATGACTTCGAGTACGAAGACGAAGAAGACGAGTAAGGTAGCAGTCACTACTGCTAACACTAAACTCCCTCCAAATCCTTTCATGTTTGAGATTTTGGATTTGGTTAGTAAGCAAAGAACTAATGCAAAGAAAGTAGAAATTCTTAAAGAATATAATACTGATGCTTTGAAAGCAATTCTCATTTGGAACTTTGATGAGAGTATTATTTCTATGATCCCTAGTGGTGATGTTCCTTATGAGAAAAATGAAGTTCCTGTTGGGACAGATCACACCTCTCTTCGCAAAGAATGGAAGAACCTCTACCATTTTGTGAAGGGTGGAAATGATAGTCTCTCTCAAGTTCGTAGAGAGACTATGTTCATTCAGATTCTTGAAGGACTCCATCCTAAGGAAGCAGATCTTCTCTGTCTTGTTAAGGATAAGGATCTTGGATCTGTATATAAAATCACTAAGGCAGTTGTTGAAGAGGCATTTCCTGACATTCAGTGGGGTGGACGTTCATGAGTAGAGGAGTGAATCAATCAGATTACTCCTGTGATATTCTTCTAGAAAAAACTACGATAGAACAAGCCAAAGATAGTTCATTTCCAAATGATGCATATCTCATTTGGTATAAACTTGAAGGTGAAACATTTATAGATCTTTGTAGGGGAAAAAGAACTGACATCTTTGATTTTTACTATGATAGATTCGGACCTGGAGTAGTTCAAAAAATTGATTTTGGGTATGGAAGGACTAATCCAAAACTTTGGGGTTACAAAGTAAAAGAAGGAAAGAAAAAGAAATGAGCAAAGGATTTAATGATAGTAAATTTGATGTTCAGTTTGAACTTCCTACAAATCAAGTAAATAGACTTCTTAAAGAGTATAAGAAAATTAAGAAGTATCAAAAATCAAACCTCTTCACTATCAAAACTATTGATGGTACTGAGAATGTAGTATCAAAAATGATAGATGAGGCAAAAGAAGCTGGATTTTAGTTCAATGTGATACAAAAGTAGTATCATTTTATACACATTTGACAGCTAAATATAATTGATGGGGTAAACTATTCCCCATACGTTCATCCTATGACTAAAGCACTTTTGCTTTTAGCATGGGTTCCACTTCTTTCTGTTTCAACGCCACGACTAATACAGAATTCATATCCTGTATCAATAAGTTGTGACGCAGCGTGGGAACTAATGGACATCGTTAAAAACGACGATGTAGTAGAACAAAGAAGAGAAGACCAGTTGCTTCTAGAACTCCGAAGGGATTTCATTCAGAGGTGCTAAAATTAAATAGGACGCAAGTAAGCCGACTCGGAACGGATCGTTCATCTATGGAACAACTCTTTTTAACTTGCTTACAAGCACAATTAGTTATTAATCGTGTGAACAATCATGCAATGATTCCAGATAATATAAAAACTGAAATCATTATGGAAGTTAAAAGGTTTACTAGAAAGGGGTGTTTCATAGACGCAAAAGCCGACTGAAGGAACGGGACTAATCCTCTCATTTCTTTAGGAGAAAACAAATGGCAAAAGTCGTATACCGTGGCATTGAATATGATACTCAAAAGCGTATGGAGTATCAGCAACAAATGATGCAACAGCCTCAACAGCAAAACGAAGTCTATCGTGGCGTCAAGTTTGTGAAGGAGGGGCACAAATGAATTGGTTGAATGTGATTCGTAAACAAATTCAAAAACAAAAAGAGCAACGTCGTCATCAAGCACTGCTTGTAAATGCAGGAGCAAGATAATGCTTATAGTTGCACAAATCACTGTTGCATCTGCAGCAACCATCACGTTATTATCCTTATACATTCAATGGTTGTATAAGTGATGGGTGTTTATCATTTTAAATCAGAGGGATCTTGACGATCCCTCTTTTTTTGTATAAAATAATCTTGTTATTGCAATCCTATGAATAAAGAAAAAGTTAGTTCAATCATTTGCAAAATTGAATTTCTCTTGGGGTCTCTTAGGGAAGAACTTTTGTCTGATGTTAATCCCTTAGATGGGTATCAGTACGAAGAGATTGCTCCTGGAATTGACGATTATGATGAAGTATTTTATGGTGATGACGACTAATGGTATATGAATCATTGAGTGAATTTGAAAGAGCACTTGCTCGCTTTGGTGATAAGGTAGATTTGATAGTTGGACTTGAGATCACAGATAAGATTTCACCAGAAGAA